AACGATTGCAGACGCCTTGCAGACAAGATAAGTTCCGGGAACTCGAACGGAGTCTTGGCTGCTAGCACATACATCGCTCTCAGTTCTTGGGTGATTGCCTGCTGGTTGGGAAGGAAACCCGTGAGAGCAACACGCGCCTCCTGCATCGAGCGGTTGAAATCAAACCCCATCTTGATGACAGCAGCACCCACAGCCACAAGACCCAGCGACATATAGAACAAGCCACGTCTCGCCATGAAGAGTGCCTGGTTCATCATGAAGGTGCGCTTGGTCGTCTGCAACATCGCAGACGACGTTCCTGCTGCCGCAAGCGTAAGCTCCTTGGTCGCAGCCGCAGACCTGTGCATTTCTGCACGGTAGGCTGGCCCGCCCAACAGATACAGACGAACTGCAATCTGTTGGGCACCTGTAAGAGACGAGAACGGCATGTTATTGCTTGAAGAGCTTTCCTACCTGATTAGCGATTTCCACGGCGAGATTGTGGTCGAGTATCTTGCGTAGCTCGATCACTTCTTGTGCAACCACAATCAACAGATTTCTCTCCACTGAGTCTCTAGTCGTCAGGAAGTGGATGGGATTGATACCGAGAGCAGCAAGCTGAGCAGCAGCTTTGATGCCCTCTCTATCTATTCCCCCACTTGCCAGAACTCCAGCTCAAGGTCTGCTTTGGTGTTCTGAAGCCACCTAGACAGCTTCTCAGCATGACTCATGATTGCGAAGTCATTGTTGCCAAACAGACGCTTGACTACAGTCCTGGCCGAACCACCCGAACCGTTCATGCCCATCAACTCAGCAAGCACAACGTCGAACTGACATGGCTCACCTGTGTCATGCGGATCAAGCATGACAGGTTCGGGTACTTCCTCTGGCTGAACGTAGAGTCCCTCACAGAGAGCGATCATCGTGTCCATCGCGGTCAGTAGGTTCCGAGAGAACGTGTCCTTGACCTCTCGGTTAACCTTACGAGCGATTGCATCTAGCTGCTTGCCGTTCTCAGGCATTCCGTACTTGATTTGCAAGCCAGTTCGCTCGTATCCCCTCACCGGGATCAGCACAGACTTGGTTGAGGCGATCTCGTCTAGCTCGGCATGAAATGTGTCGAGCAGCGATGAGGAAAGCCCCATTTCCGAGTTGTCTTTTGACAAATCGGGGGGATCAGTGTCCAAGTTCCGCACAGGGGGTGTGGGTTCCACGTTAGTGGGTGGTGCGTCGGGTGTCATGTTCTCTCCTCCATGACGGTTTACGGATCAACCAAGTGCGGTCTATCCTCAATCGTGATCTCGACCTCGATCATCGCAGCACCAGTAGCCTCGGAGTCATGGTCAGGAACGAGGACTCTCTTGACCTTGCCACTCCACATGAACTTCTGGCCGTAGCGATTTCCCTCGAAGTCGAGAGGCTGCTGTGTGACCTTGCATGAATGTCTACCGACAGCGTTCAGCAGAGCCTGGACACGCTGATGGTCGTCAACTCCATCGTAAATCTTCTGGAGTGTGATGTTCCCAGGCATTGCACGTCCGCCCAGGCTCAGCTTCGGATCCATCCCTCCTGGGTAGTACACAACCTCATCCGAGTCCAGCTCGCCGCCAGTTTTCTTGTCCCACACGCCGAAGTTGTTTCCTGCAACTTCCAGACGGACTTCCCAGGTGTCCTGACGTGTGCTGTTCTGTGCTGTGGGCTTGTAGGGCGGGGGCGTGAATTTCGGAATTGCCATGGTTTACCTCCTCTCGGTGATTAGAGCGGCTGAGTGACCATCCGCTTGACGACAGCGATCTCGACGTACTCAGCGAACGGAGCCATCTTCACAGTGACAACTGCGTGAAGCTCGTTGTTCGCCAGACGTGCGAGAGTGTTCACACCAGGCCCGGTGTCAACACGGAATGCTTCGTAGGGTGCACCTCCGAACAACTCACCAGCGATGAAGTGATCCAACATCACACCAGTGAGCGAGTCGTGGAATGCGTTGATGACGCTTCCGTTCTGACCGTCGATCTGTGAGAAGATGAAGTTCTCACCAACCTGATCCAGCTCTGCACTCAGTTCCATGTAGAACCTGGCATTGCCGAAATCGACCCAGTTGGCATCACTGACGGCGTTGACGTTGGAACGCCAACCGTAGTTGCGGATCCCACCAAGCATCCGACGGATGACGTTGCAGTTGGAGTTGTTGAGGGTTGTGCGGTTGGCATCAGACCAGTCTGCCTGAGTCAGATCGATGACGTATTGTGCTACGCCATAGTTACCGGCAGCAGGCTGATTCGTGCCCAACGAGGGATCGTTGCGAGCGAGCATCCCTGCGATGTACGCACACGGAGGCACGCTTCTCGTTGTGCCAGTGGTCAGACCCGGCACCACACACCACGGAGCAAACGCCGCCGTGAACCGACTTGTGATGCCTGACGCAGCAGTCTGGAGTGTGGCGATTGTGGGTGAATCGGGAAGATCGAGGATCCCCACACGATTGCTGGCTTCCACGTGAGCCTTGACCTGGCTGTATGCCGTCGAGCTTGTGCGACCAGGCTCACTGACCTGCCCAGGCCCAAGATCGGGCAGGAACAACGCGAGCGCGTTGGCCCATTGGGTGTCAGTGATAGCCGCCCTGTCATCCGCACCTGCGGAGAGTGCGCTTGGTGCGACAGCCACAGGGACGTTGGCACTTGCGCCCAACGCGATGCGGATGTAGCTGCTGTAGCGACTCCACGCAACCGCCGAACCCTGGTCACCTAGATCGCTGGACTGTTCGAGGATCACACTGTTGGCGTCTGTGACCTGGATCTGGAACGTGCCGGACGCCACACCAGTGACGACACCGACCTTAATTCCAGACGACCATGCACCTGGGCCATTCGCTGTGACCACGAGACTGATGGCAGCACCAGCGTCAAGCAAGTTCTTGGTGCCTGACGTGGCTGCGGGGCCGACCACACGACCGATGTAGCACTGGTTGCCACCCTCACGGAAGAATGTCTCGACAGCATCGTACAACACGCTGTACGACTGACGAGTGCCAAACACCGTGACGAACTGATCCAACGACTGAATAAGTGTGGCCTGAGTAGAAGGCCCACGCTCAGTCGTTCCTGCGGCAAACCATATGCCTGTGTCGGTCGGTAGAGTGACAGGAGTCGGCAGTTCTTGCAGAATAACTGCGACTCCAGGTCTACTTGTCATCGCTACCTCCCTCGTTTGCTTCGTTCGCCTGTGATTCCTTCAGAGCCTTAACTTCTTCCTCTGTCGGTTGAGCCTGAGATGTGTCGATGAGATACGCAGCCTTCTCATCGTCAAGAGAGTCGTACTCAGACTGACTCAGAGTTACGAAGTCTCCCGTGCCGACTTGAAGAGATGAGCCATCTTCCATCTGGAACTCAGTCGCGTGATGCCCGACGTACCTGTACTCAGTCCCAGTCTCCGCTGACTTCTGCTTGGCTGTGCCAGTGGACGGTTCTGACTGTGATGCTGCTTTGTCCTTCGCGCTCATAGGCTCTCCTCCTCCTTTTCAATATCGATGAAGACTTCTTCGACCTGACCGAACTCAGTCCACGGTGGCACGCCTGGGATCTTAGGGCCACCGTACCTGGATGCCACGTTATCCACATCAACGGCGAAGAACAGGCTGGCTGACTTGTACAACATGAGTTGCTGTGGAATCGCGAGATCGTCGTAGCTCTCCTCAATCCACGACACTCCCACGATGTTCACTTGTGTTGCCTCAGCGGCTGTCTTGTTCAACACGATCGCTCGTGTGGCAGCCCCATACGCCTTGACCAGCATGTTCGCTGACTGCTCGTCTTTCGCTGCTGTGGCGACACCCACACCCACTCTCCACATCGCTCTGTAGATCCCTCTCCCGTTGTGGATGGGAAGATCCATGATTCCTGGCGCTAGCACAACTACCTTGGGGATCCTCTCACCCTGTTCAGCGTCGAAGCTGTTGCGATTCGTGTAGTTCTGTGGCGTGGGCAGGCTGTTGGGCGAAATGTCCAGTTGGAGCGCCATCTCCGCGAGATACGTGGAGTACCACTTCTTGAGGGTATCGACCACAGCCTCCTCGATCTGCGAGGCAGACACCATCTGTTTGAACGTGGCTGAAATCGTTGCTGTCACAGAGTAGGCTCTCTGAACGAGTTGGTTATGTGGTCACCAAGCCACCTACTCCACTTTGCGGCGTCGGATGGGAGGAACCTCAGGAAAGGTCTGCGTGGGACACGATCTGAACCGTACTGATGTACCTCGGCCCAATCTCTTGTCGTGCCGAATGCGAATCCTTCGGGATAAACCTCTAGGATCTGATGGGGAGCGCCTGGTTCCGTCACGCTGTTGATCAGTTCATCCTTGTCACGCAGGATCATCCCGTGACCCTTTTTGGTAATCGTGGATGGCGCTAGTTTCTTCCAGCTACCTCCACCACGTCGGCCCTCAGACTCGAACTGGACACGCTCGATACGCATGATGTCCAGAAGAATCCTATAGATCGGCTCCGACAGATCCAACGACGCCATGGCGCTCTCATCCATGTGCTCAGCCACGATCATGGGAGTGCCGTAATCCTCGATGTTCAGCACTAGGGGCATCGTGAACAGCTAAACAGCAGCTAAAGCTGCATTCCCATCGTGAAGGCTCTGTCCGTGTCGTCTACAGGAAAGAAGTCTTCGTCTGTGATTTCCAGGACTGGCCCAATCACCTCACCTCCACCCTCCTCATCAGGAGGAATGATGATGAGGCCGTCAACGACGCGCTGCAACAACGCCATCGCCTGATCGTACAACCTCTGTGCGAAGTTGTCGTCATCAATGATGAGTGACGTGCGCGCTGCCTCGTTGAAGTACACCTGTGATGCGATCAGCATTGATGCGATCTCTCTGATGATCTGTGGGGTTGTCTCAGGCGTAGCCCAAGCCATCAGAGTTGCTGAGTCGTACAGAGGTGACAGATAACCCCGGATGACACGTGCCACGCTGACCTGAACGAGATCCGTGTTGTCCGGGGTAGCTTCGATTACTTCACCATCTAGATGAGCGTTGACATCCTCCAGAGTTGCCATGATCTCGTTGGCAGGAACGTTGTGAATGGGGTCAGTATCGAACGCTCCACCGACGCCATCAGTGAAGCGAACCATGTACCAGCCCTTATCGATCGTTCCCTCACTCGTGGTGAATGAGACAGGCTCAGGATCCGCCGGGTTGTACGCGACAGGAATGATGTCCTGTGTGTCGATGAGCGTGGTGAACGGCCCATCTTCCGTAGCGGCCTCGTAAATCTCGATGGTCGTCCACGGGTTACCATCGTAACGAGGCAGCAGATCGTAGTTCTTAAACGATACTAGGATACCCACGATGTGTGCCTCCTGTAGTTGGGTGTGCTTTCCCGGCACGACCACGACCGCCTAATTCTTTGTGTCCGTCACCGCTGCCTAACTTGGATGCTCGACCCGCCGATCCCTGAGTGATTGAGCCTGTGCGGATGGTGGTGGCTACCTTCAGGAAGTAGATGACGCTCACTACACCCGACACAGTTTGAATATTGGCTATGGTGGCGTAGAACACACGGGTAACCACCACCCTCCCGCTAACAGCCTGAACATTCGTGATGACCGTGGCAGGCCGAATACCACGTACAACCTTGATACCGGATGTGACAACCTGCTGGGTATTGGTCACCTGAACAGGGGTAATCGGCCTCAGCCTGCGAAGAGATGCACTCGCTGAGTTGGTGAAGGTGATGACTGTCGTGGGAACCAGCTTGCGAAGCCTGGTCACCGTGCCACTCACACCATTGGTGAACGTTGCAGTAGCAGACGAGATAATGACAATCGGCCTGGTTGCCACAGATCCGCTCACCGATGTAGTAAATGTTCCACTGACAGTCGAGATGATGACAGGTGGACGTGCTCCCTTAGTTACAGACCCACTCACCGCCGTGGTGAAGGTGATTGCTGTGGGGGCGATTGGGCGACGCCTACTAATAACACCCGACACAGACTGCGTGTTGGTAATATTGGTAGACGGCCTAACCGCAGCCAACCTACGGACAGCACCAGCCACGTTCTGCGAGTTAGTGATTCCCGCAGGAGCTATACGCCTGAGTGCCCTGATGGCACCACTCACACTGTTTGTGTTGGTGATACCGGAGGGAGTAACGGGCCTCAGTCTCTTGACAGCACCACTCACACTCTGCGAGTTAGTTATTCCCGCAGAAATTATTGCCCTACGAACGACTACACCACCACTAGCACTTTGCGTGTTGGTGATGCCTGCCGGACTAATTACTGCCGGAGGTGAGCCGATCCACTTGTCTCGCAAATAGTTTTCAACTTGCTGTCTGTCTGTGGTGGAGAGCGCATGGTCGTAGACGACAACTTCAGCAATGTCGCCATCCCAGTAGCGACCGGCATTGAAGCGATCTACGCCGACGACCGGAGTAAAAGTGGCCGGAGTGGCAATCGACATACCCACGACTGCCAATGCCGCCATCGGCCCTACTCTGGTAGATGTCGAGTCGGAACCATTGAAGTAGTAGGTCGCACCTCCTACCGGATACCAACGGTTTGTTCCGGCGTCACCAACGAGCCAGAGGATGGAAGTATCTCCGACCAGGCCGTCGTAGTTACCAAAGGTCGTGGCGTTGTACTTGGCAACGACAACCATGTGTCCAACTACACCGATCGACGTTGACCGGAACAGAAATTCAGAGTTGGCACTGACGAACCTGATGACGGGCAGGCCGTTCGCTGCGTTGGTCTTGAAAGCAGGTGGATTGTCAGTTCCCACCCGACACGACACGTCATTTCCCAGCCCGGACAGGTCGGGCCACACGGTCACGTCTGCGCCATCTGTCAATGCAAGCTGAGAAGCATCGAGCCACAATCCCAGCCCAGCAATCTGTGCAGGTGTCCATTTACCGAGAACACTACCGCTCACAGATTGGTTATTAGTGATGCTAGTTGGCCTGATCGCCGCCAACCTACGGACACCAGCACTTGCGTTCTGAGTGTTGGTGATGCTAGTGGGCTTAACAGCCGCCAGTCTACGGACACCACCGCTCACACTGTTGGTGTTGGTAACGCCGGTGGGCTTGATCGCACGGGTGGCAGAAACCTTGCCACTTGCGCTAGCAGTAAAGCTTGCAGTCGCAGGTACGATTGGCTTGATTGGTTCGGTTACAGTACCACTCACGGACTGAGTGTTCGTGATGTTCGATGTTGGAACAACCGGCAACGAGGCAACGAAGTCGGTTGTGACCATCCTCGTACCACCAGCCGACTGGCCTGTCCTCAACACGGCGTCTGCCGAGTTGGAGCCACCTGCCGCTGCAATCGCAACGGCAACCACGATGAACAGATACTCGTTGTTCAACGTGACAGCCGGTGCGGCCCACTGACAGGTTGCAACCGCATCTGTCGTAGTCGATGACAGCGCCGCAGAAACCCCACCAGACACAACAGCCGACGTGAGTTCAACAGCACTCGCGCCGCTCGCGTTTACGCTCTTGAAAACCCGGATGTTCACAGACAGCGAGTGTGTCGAGGCCACAGTGGGACGCATCGCTAGGCTGAAATTCCAGTTTCCCGCAGCAAACGTCCCAGTCAGAGGCACAGGAGACTTGAAAGCATTGGCCGTCGTTCCGGTGAGCAGGCTGGTGGGTTTGAGAACCGCAGTAAACGTGCTCGATATCTGCTTCACACCTACGTCGAGTTCTGACTGACCCGTGGAAACCTTCGCTGGCGTCCACCCATCCGCACGTGACGCAGCCGTCTGGTCAGACTCTGCCAACGCAGCAAAGTTGCCGTCGTTGGTAGCCATGAGTCTGAAGGTCTTAATTGCCATTGTCTACCCGTGTGAAGACATACGAGCAACCAGGCTTGTCTGCGATTTGAGCAGGATGAGACGGGAACACGTTGCAGCCGCTCAGATAGTACGGATGCTGTCTGTCCGTACAGGTGAACTGTCCACCCTTGATAGCGAGGAGTGGACAGTACCCCTTCAACTCAGGCTCACCTAGCTGACCGAGAAACGGGTCACCAACGCAGCACTCACCACACCGACAACACTCGCCGGTACGCTCGTACGTGCCATCTGGGTGAGTGAAGCTAGTCACTCACGATGGTGACAGCATTTTGAGCAAGCTGCGGTGTATCCCCGTTGTTGATGGTCGTGGATGTGACCGTACACCACGCCAGTCCCTTGTCCGCTGACGTACCGGCGTTTCCATCCAACATGCCCAGATACGTCGCAGGGCTGTTCCCATTGCCCGTGGCTGTGGCCCACGACTTCGTGGCATCCGACGGGAACGACTTGGTGTAGGTCGAAGTGCCTGAGCCAGCAGCGAAGATCGTGCTGTTGTCGGTCAGTGCAAGACGAGCGTAGGACGTGTAGACGATCTCACCCGCTGTGTTGCCAAGGAGAGTGTCGTCGATTGCCGCCGTGTACAGGCCGAAACAGATGTTCGTTGTTGGGCCTGTGTACGCCGTCTTCCCGAACACCAGATCCATGACGCTCTTGCAGAAGAAGTTGCAGGTGGTTCCTGCCATCTTCAACACGTCGAGCCGCTCTGGCAGCGGTTTGATGATGAGCGCACCCACCTTCTTCTTGAAGATGGAACCCATGTCATCGAAGAGAATCTCGATGTTGGGTGTTGGCACCCACATCTTCGGGATGATGAGCTTGGGCCTGACGACTGTGGCGCTCATTGTTGACTCTCACCGAGTGAGATGGATGCCGTGTGGCCCGTTATGCGGGCGGAGATGGCGTCTGTGATGGTGCCTGCCTTCGTGTTGGTCACACGTCCAGCTTCGGTTTGTGCTCCCTCGTGGTAGTGAGGATCATCTTCGAGAACACCGAAGTGATGAGCGTTGGTTGTCTCGTCTGTGTTGATGAGTGACCTGTCACCGTTCACAGGAATCATCGACTCGTCAACGGTACCGTCGATGACATCACTGAACTCACCACCAGGCCGCTGTGACTGCGCGAATCGCTGATGGTGACGATCGTTGTGCGAAGGCTCACCAGGCTGTACGAACACGAAGCTCCCATCGTGGTATGCGATGGGGAAACCTGCGTGCTCTCCTTCTCCAGCAAGCAGGTTCCCGTTCCCATCACACTCCATCCGTCCGTTGTAGATGCCGTTCGGATACGGAGACTGGCTGCTCATGGCTACTTCTTTGCAGCCTGTGACTGCTGTGTGGTCTTCGTCTGACCACTCACGTCTTCGACATCCTCACTTGTGGGGCCGAGCTTGCTTGAAGACGAGTCATCGAACCCAATGCTCATCTTCGAGAGAGCCTTCGTCTGATCCTCCGTGAGAGAACCCTCGGCAGCCCCGACCAGAAGGTTCTTGAAGTAATCACTTGGAGGAACAGGAGAATTGATGAGATCCTCGGGATAAGGCTGTTCTCGTACAGCCTTCGCATCGATGAGGTACTGGAACTCCTCCTCCGCGTCATCGCTTTCCAGGTCTGCCGCACTGACCTTGTCTCCCAACTTGATGTACTCCGTCTTGCCCTTCTCGTCTACGCCGTTCGCGATAGGCGACCAGGCATAGTACGTTCCCTCTGCCATGTCGTTCCCTCCTTAGAACGCGCTTGCCGCGAATGCGTTGGTGATGAGATATCCGGCACTTGCTGTGACGATCTTGAGGTCGTACTTCCAGTTGCTCCGAACGAGATCAGACTTGCGAGCCTCTTCACGCCAACGCTCCACGGGACGTGTGATGCCCACGGGATAGACCTGTGCGAACGTCTTGCCGAACGTGAACGTGCGCTGACCGGGTGTGGGATCCACGATGCCTAGCCACACGTCCTTGCCCCAAAACGAGGTCATGGTGGCCGTGGCATCCAGGTTGTTGGCCGCGTTGTACAGGGAGTCCACAGGGACGATCTTGCCTGTGAAGCCTGTCAACGCCTGGAATGCGCCGTCCATCGTGAGCGCGAAGTTCGAGAAACGCGCTGTGATGCGCGGATGATTCTCGATGTAGCCCATGCCCATCGTGGGAATGGCGAGCGTGTTGGGCCACCTGCCGGTTGCGGCATACACAGCCCGCATGCCTGTCATGATGGCTGCGACAGGATCTGACACGATGGTCGTCGGGATACCAGCGGTGACCATCGTGTAGTCGTTCCATTGCTGTGATCCTGCCAACGTGACCTTGTTGCCAGAACCGTAGTTGGCGGGGTTGCGGATGAGATCCGCCGCCTTCTTCTCGTGATTCAGAGAGATGTCACGATTCACGAGATCGAGCGCGTCACGCTCTGGGTCGAGTTGCAGATCACCGCCGAAGGTGGCCTGTGCAAGCCCTCCCTGCGACGTGAGTTCCTGACGCTCCTCGTCGTGAACAGGCGACTGAAGGCTGTGCTCCTTCGTGGAGAAGACATCCTGGCTCCACTTCGCACCACGAACCTCATGCGCCACAGTCCCCGGCTCGCGACGGTCTTCCGTCAGAAGCCAGTGCTCACGACCAAACACACGGTACTGCCCCGACTGAGTTCTCACAGGAGTCTCAGGCAGGAAAGACAGGCCGTAGAACGTCTGCTCCGGATATCCGATGCTGAGGTTGGTCAGGATGGGATCGACGTAAAGACCACTTGGATCGTACATGAGTTCCTTTCCTCCTTCCTCAGCTTAAGGGCTAAGAGAGCCGAAGGGATTGACGAGAAGCGAAATACGGTCACCCGCGTTGGTTGAAGGATGACCGACACACTGTCCCACGACACGTCCACCAGTTGCCGCTGTCTTGACGCGACCATCGGTTTCGATGGTACACAGAGCACCGACAGCGATTGGGCCACTGGCTTCTGCCTCAGTAATGCCCATCACACGCACACTGGCACCCTTGCCCTTGGTGATTTCAGGAGCAGTCACGCCGAACTGCTCGAAACCGAGGATCACGTCTGTGATTGCTGCGACTGGTGACACTGTCTGAGCAGCAGTCAGCTTTACTGCACGGAACTTGGTGAGTGCAGCAGCAGCATCCAGTCCGGTGTCGAGGACGAAGTTTCCCCATGCCATTTCATCTCACCTCCTACGCGGCCTGCGTCGCGCGATACGCAGCAGCTAGGTCGGGGTTCTCTTCCGCAGCCTTGACGATTGCATCGTTGTAGCTGATGCCCTCGTTTTCCTTCTGAACCTTGGTGACCAACTCAGCGAACGCCATGCGTGCATTCTTGAGTCCAGTCAGCGTGCTGGTGTTGATTTCGAGAGTGGGGTTCTCACGCGAAGAACCGATCTCACCGTAGGTCACCAGTCCACCATCCATGATGGCAGCCACGGCTTCCTCGTAGTCCTGCGTGGTTGCAGTCCCTTCGCTGAACTTCACGTGGACTTCGCGCACCTTCTCGATTGCCTGTGCAGACAAGCCCTGCCTGGTTTCGACAGTCTTGTCGCCCTCAGGCACCTTCACCGTCTTCACACCTTCGCTGAACTGGATCGCAGCGTTGGTGCGGTTCGTCTTGAGCATTTCCTGGTGCTCACGCCAGTACGTCGGGAACTTCTCCGCAAACTCCTTCTCCTCACCCACGGCGAGGGTCGCGTCACGGAGCGTCTTCCACTCACTGAACGCCGTGAGTGCAGGCTGGAAGAACTCTTCACCTGGAGTGTCGGGCATGGTGATGCCAAGAATGCTGTATAGCTGGCTCACCTGAGTAGGCGACAGAGTAATGCCATCCACTGTGTTACCTCCCTCCTTCACGTTGGTCTTCGGTGGCTTGGGATTCACACCCTCGATGTTCGGATCACTGAGAGGTGTGGGAAGGGGATCACGACGCCAGCCACCTTTGATGGCAGGATCATCTGAACCGTCTTGGTCACGACGTGGCTCAGGTGGATCACCAGTACCAGGCTCAGCGTGCTCTTCTCCCTTGTGTTCTAGCTCAAGCATGTACTCGTCTTCACCGAAGAATCCATGCTTCACCAGAAGGTCGAACGCTTCCTCGACTGCGCTGCCCTCGCTCATGCTCTTCGTGGCACTCGCAAGCAGCCTACGTGCCTTGGCCTGCAATCGCGCCTTGAGTTCTGCGCTGATGCCCTTCATCTGTGGGATGCGGGCAATCGCGTTACGCAGGTGAGGCAGGTCGATCTTGCCGTTCTTGTCCTTGTACGGTAGATGGCGCTTCGACTTGTTCTTGTCAGCACCAGACTCTACGTACAAGAACGAAGAATTGGGCAAGCTGTTCACGTACTTCGTTGTCCACACAGCGAACTCACGCTGAGTGGGTTCATCAAGTTCCTCCCACAACTCCTCGGAGAAGTTGATGGGCATTGTGCGCTTGGCGATAGGACGATTGGTGAGGCCACCACCGATAATCACATCAGGCACCTTCTCGCCCTTGTCGGTGTGGTACTCGTCGTCCCACTCAAGTGACCAGTAGCGCCACTTGCCAGCCTCGACTTCCTTCTTCGCATCGTCAGTGAAATTCACCAACGCGAACAGCGATAGCTGATCGGGGTCATCACTAGACGGACGAATCTCGAAGTCTTTGTACCAGCCACTTGCCTGCTTGCCCTTGCTTGTGTCGATTCCATGCTCGAAATCTGTGGCGATCTCGATACCACGGACGTTCGACCTGAAGTTGGCGATCATGCGCTCCAACTTGTCAGGGGTGACTGGCACTTCTCCGTACTGCGGTGTGTGATACACGCGCGCCGGTAGCGCCTCGATCCACACTTCGTTGCTGCTGTTCTCTTCTGCAACGACCGCGCTTGGTACTTCACTGATCGCCGTTTCCAGCATTGATGATTCTCACCCCCTCCTTGAAGTGTTCGTCGAAGTCCACGATGCGGATGTCCGTTTCCTTGAGTGTGCGACAGTTCTCGATGATGAGAACAGTTCGGTTTCGCTTGAGCCCCAACACGCAGTAGAGACGAAGGGTTTTGTTGTCAACGAAATACGTACCCTTCGTGATCTTGTTACTCGGGGGCGTTGACAGGCTTACCGACATTACCCGCTCCACGTTGGTTACTGACGTTACCTTTCCCATTTTTCGCGCCCTCCGGTGCCGAAGTCCGCACAGGGGGTGTGGACTGACTCCCTTGGCCGTTAGTAGCAGAGGTGTCAGGCGTGGGAGTAGTGGTGGGAGTTGCCACAGAGTTCGGATTCTTCTTGGGCATGTCAAACACGCCACGAATCCAGTTCTCAGTATCGATGTCGGGTGTAAGTCCCTGCTGCGCGAAGAGATTTGCGAGCGCAGAACCAAACATCTGTAGATCGCGGGTTTCACCGATGTTTCTCACCTTCAGAACGGGGAAGCTTTTTGTCGGATAGTTCCACACAACCAGCTCAGGGATCAGATACATGTTGATGACCTCGCAAAGATAGTCAGCAATGTACCTAAGAGCTTTCATGAAGATGTCAGCCTGCACACCTCCTGTAGCTCTTGATCCTGACGACCCCTCTGTACCCAACGCCATGAATTCCGCCATGACATTCAGGAGAATCATCACGTTGTGGTGCTGAGCGGATTCAAGGACATCCACGAGGTTCCCGTGAATCTCCTTGAATTCGACATCAATGTTGGGGGTGAGGATCATGTAGCTCTCCTCGTTCGTGCGGAGGTTGCGTAGCATAGTTCTGAGAGCTTCTTTGTCTTTCTGAGTCGCCGCAGGGCCGAGCTTTCCCGCCGGTACACCGAGGCTGTTGCGTTCTTTTTGGATCGCATCGATCTTGTAGAAGTGTGATTTGTAGTACCAGTGGGGGTATGCTGTGCGTAGGAGTGACTTACCTGTCAGATCCCCACCACGCTTTGAGAACGTGAATATGAGGATCTTTTGGATGTCCATGGGCTTCTCAACTACCGTACGGTCGGCCTGAATGGCGTTTTGGGTCACTTTTACGGGGCCACCGTTGTTGTCGTAGACGATCTCCTTGATGGTGTTTGCTGGTCGTACTCCGAGCTTTTTGAGCATCGTGTACTGCTTCGTATTACGTCCCTTGCCCCTTGGAGTCCATTCCCGAAGTTCGTAGACTTTCTCCAGAATCGAGTATCCATCTTCAAAGAAGTGTAACACGTCCTCAAGTGCGTTGAGGAATGGAGCACTCATCCCACTAAACAGGTTCGCACTGATGAATTCAGCGATTTCCTGGTTCAGTGGGATCTCGTCATACGGCTCAACGTAGAAGTCTGCACCCAAAATGGGCGTCTTCTGCACACGCATTGAGACATCCACGGTGCTATCTGTCATCATGCGTGAGTATGTGTTGAGCCTCTGAGCCGGTGATGCTAGCTCAGGGACGATTTCCCTGATCTGGATGGGCTGGGACGAACCTGCCTCAGCCTCTAGCTGCGGCGCAGGAATGTTGGGATCGGAAATCCCCTGTGACTGGTAGCTCGTACCAATCTGCGCCTTGCGTGCCGGTCTGAGGATGTTTCTACGTGGGCGTGCCATTGAGGTGGTCGGGTGAGGGAGCTAGGACAGCGTGATGAGGTCGTTTTCGGAGAGGGTTACGTTGCTGTGCAACGTGAAGAAGTCGTG